CCAGTTGGTATGACAGATATTCAAGAAGCAGACTATAGAGTAAAATCAACTTCAGTTGATACACCTATGACAAAAATTAGTAGATCACAGTATCAAGGGTTTTCAAATAAAACTGCTACAGGTTTACCTACACAATATTGGGTTCAAAGATTTATAGATAAAGTTACTATGACTTTATATTTAACTCCTGGTGCAGCTCAAGACGGAAACTATATTAATTTTTATTATACAAAAAGAATTGATGATGTTGGTGCTTATACAAATGCAACCGATGTTCCGTACAGGTTTATACCTTGTATGATTGCCGGTCTAGCATATTATCTAGCGGTTAAGTATGCTCCTCAAAGAGTACAAGAATTAAAAATGTTATATGAAGATGAACTATTAAGAGCAGAGGATGAAGATGGTTCTTCTAACTCTACTTATATTTCTCCTAAAATTTATTATCCGGGGATTAGTTAATGACTACTTTTTCACAAGGTAAATTTGCTTTATCAATTTCTGATAGATCAGGTATGGCATTTCCCTATAATGAAATGGTTAGAGAATGGAATGGTGCATGGGTACATCGTTCTGAGTATGAACCTAAGTCGCCACAACTAGAACCAAAACCTACAAGTGCTGATCCACAAGCTTTACAAAGAGCAAGACCAGCTAGAACAGAATTTGGAACACAAGATTTTTTACCTTTAAATCCTTTTACAACTGCATCTAACACAACTTTAACGGTTTCATTTCCTGAAGGATCATTACAGGTAAATGATGTTTTAAGATTTACTGCAGTTAAAGAAGCTGTTGGTGGAGTAACAGTTGATGAATTTCAATTACAAACAACTTTAAACGGTGACATTACAAGTAGTGCTACTACAATAACATTAACTGATGGATCTAATTTTCCAACTTCTGGATTTATTATGATTAAAAAACTTTTGACTTCATCAGATACAAGCGACCCTTTAAAAGTGGGGACCTATCAGAATGAAGTTATTGAATATACTGGAAGATCGTCTAATGATTTAACTGGATGTACTCGAGGAACATCTTCTATTTATAGAGGATATACACCGCCATCTACAACTGCCGGTTCTCATAATTCCGGAGCCACGGTTTACGGGTCTTTTAAAGTTGCTTCTTTAATAGGAACAAGTTATGTTAACGATGCTAACACAACGGTAACAGACTATAATAGTTTTACATTAACATTACCAAGTGCTGCTAGTGGCACTGCAACAGGGGGAGGATTTAATTGTGTTATTAGTCCCCTTAACATAGAGAGTTTATAATGTCAGGAATTAAAAAATACGATTACAGTACATTAACTACAGCGATAAGAGATTATACTGAAGTTAGCTCCGATGTTTTTACAACTGCTATTGTAGATGGCTTTATAATGGCGGCTGAAATGAGAATTTATCAAGAGCTTCCTATGGACTCTGAAAGATTTGTTCAAGAAGGTACATTAGCTGCAAATGATAATACTCTTAATGCACCAGCGGGATGCCTCTTTGTAAGAGGTATTGAAGTATTTGAATCAACGGCTAATACTGAGGGTAATGGAAAATGGTTAGAGAAAAAAGACCAAACTTATTTATCAGAATTTGTAGATAGAAAATATGGTCCTGAAGGAACTATTCAATCACCTACAGATACTACTAATTCAGTAACAGGTTTTCCAAAATATTATGCGATGTTTGGGGGTGCTGACAATACGACAGATACTTCATCTGGAGGTATGTATTTTGCTCCAACTCCTGACGCTAATTACAAATTTAGGGTTTACTACAACAAATATCCAAACGGCCTTGGATCAGGTACTGGTTATAATAATAACACATATTTAAGTACTTATTTCCCACAAGGCTTGCTATATGCCTGTTTGGTAGAAGCTTTTGGATTTTTAAAAGGTCCAATGGATATGTTGACTTTATACGAACAAAAGTATAAAAATGCTATACAACAGTTTGCAGGAATGCAACTTGGAAGACGAAGACGAGACGACTATACTGACGGAACAGTTAGAATACCAGTTAAGTCCCCGTCTCCATAATGAGGAGAAAATTTTATGGCTAACACATCGGCAATTTGTAATTCTTTTAAAGTAGAAATTTTAAAAGCAGAACATAACTTTACTGCTTCAACAGGAGATAGTTTTAAACTAGCTTTATTCACAAGTTCAGCAACATTAGGGGCAGGTACAACTGCTTATGCTGCAACAGGTATGAATGAAATGAGTGGAACAGGTTATACTGCGGGTGGAAAAGCTTTAACAAGTGTAACTCCTACTCTAGATTCTACAACAGCTTGTTGTGATTTTGATGACATCTCATGGACTTCTGCAACTTTTACAGCTAACGCATGTTTAATCTATAATGATGATACATCAGATAAAGCAGTTTGTGCTGTTGCATTTGGAGGAGACAAATCTGTTTCTTCTGGAACTTTCACAATTCAATTCCCCGCTAAAGCAGCTACTACAGCTATAGTTAGAATCGCATAGGAGTAAAAAATGGCTGACGTTACATTCACAGTAACGGGTCTTTCTTCTACTGCATCAATAGGAGATATACCATTTTCAGGTAATGTAGATGGATGGGGTCGTTTGGCCTGGAGCCAAGCCGACTGGGGTGATGCAAACACAGTTCAACAAGGATGGGGACGTCTTACATGGGGCTCACAGCCTTATGGTGATTCACCTAATGTATTACTTTCAGGACTTCAAGCAACTTCGGCAATTGGTTCACCAACAGTAGAAGTTAGACCTGGTTGGGGTACTCTTGACTGGGGCGAAAATGGTTGGGGTAGTGTTGAAGAAGGAATTGAAAATTTAATTGGTATTCAAGCAACTTCAAGTGTTGGTGCAATTACACCTGCTGATGTTGTAGGTATAACAGCACCTTCCGCTGCAACGTCTAGTGTAGGCACAAGTCTTACATTTGTCATTTCACCTACAATTACACCAGATGGTCAAATAGCTACTGCTTCAGAAGGTCAATTAAATCTTAACGCGGGTGCGGACCATGTTCAAGGTTTAGCAACTCTAGTTGCTACAAGTGCGGTAGGATCTATTTTACCTGCTGATGTAATAGGAATTAGTGGAGTAGAAGCAACAACCGACATAGGTTCAGTTACTGTAACGGATGCTCAAGTATTTACAATTGGTTCTGCCGGTGTAGGAACTACAAGTATAGGATCAGTAATAACTGAAACTGCCTATACTCTATCAGGTCAATCAAGTACTTCAGCAGTAGGATCAATTAGTCCTGCCGATATTATGGGATTAACAGGTCAAGAGGCAACTGTTAGTTTAGGTGTCCCTGCAGCTTTAGGATATGGAGATATTGATATTACTGGAAATACAAGTTATAGTGCAGTTAATAAAACAAATAGTGCGAGTTATTCTGATGTTGACGTGACAGGAAATACATCGTATACAGACGTAACACACGCGGCTTAGGAGAAAAAATTATGGCTTCATCTTACACACCTCTTGGTGTTGAATTAATGGTAACCGGAGAAAATGCCGGTACTTGGGGAACAAAAACTAATACAAACTTACAAATATTCGAACAGATATCTGGCGGCTATAAAGTTGTAACTTTAAATGCTGCAGGAGCTGGTGCTAATACTACTGCTCTTGGTGATGAAACATATGATGGAACAACGGGAGCTAGTTTAGCTACTAGAGTTATTATTTTAGGAGCTGTATCTCCTCAAACTATATCAGGAAATAAAATTGTAACTATTCCTAATGATGTAGAAAATTTCTATTTCATGAAAAACAGTACAAGTGGTTCTTACACAGTTCAACTTAAAACAGTATCCGGAGCAGGGACTACTATTACATGGGCAACTGGTGATAAAGGTTGGAAAATTCTTTATGCAGATGGAGCAGGTAATATAGTTGAAATAACTACACCTGTAGCAGCTGGTGGTTCAACTACACAAATTCAATATAACGATTCTGGTTCATTAGCTGGAGATGCAGATTTAATCTGGACGGCTGGAGCTGGAATGACTATAAACTCTCAAAAAGAAATGAGATTAGCAGATGCTGATGATTCGCTTTATGTGGCATTAAGATCTCATGCAACTATTTCAC